TTGCGGGAGCCAGCGGTGCGCAGCGGCTGCACATAGGCAAAACGGGGCAGGGTAAGGGTCTGGCCGGGTTCCAGCAAAATTTCAGCAGGCAGACTGTGCCACAGCCAGCCCAGCACCGCCAGCGCGGCCACCAGAAGATAAGTTGCCGCAATGCTGCCAGCGCGGCGTAGTTTTGATCTGCGCATCGGCAAAAAGCCCCTTTCCGCCATGGAAAATGATACGATCGTCCGGCGATAGTATGCGCTGTGAAGGGCGGAAATATCAATGCAGTGATTGACTTTTTCCGCCGGAACTGATACTATATTAAGGCGGTTTGGCCGCAGCTGCAGAATAGAAGAATACGCGGGTATGGTGGAATTGGCAGACGCGCAGGATTTAGGTTCCTGTGCCGCAAGGCGTGTGGGTTCGACCCCCACTACCCGCATACAAAGAAAAGCGCGTTGGCTCGTACAGAACCAGCGTGTTTTTTCTTATCATGGTAACACTTTTGGTAACACTATTAAGTTTTCAGACTGCTCTCACCAGCGCATTATACAACATCTCAATGAACTGTACCGCGCTGGGCGCACCGGTCAGCGGATAGCCTGCCAGCTGCTGCACATACTCCGGGTTTGTGAGCCATGCACCTTTAGCTGCCCGGCGTACAGCGCTTTGAATCGCTTTTGGCTCACATCTTCTGCGGTCGGCGATAGGGGTATAGATATCTTTCTCAACGGCCTGCAGGCGGTCTTCCTGCTCACAGACCAGCTCAAGACACTGGCACAGGATACTGTAGGCGCTCAGATTGCGTGTGATGCCCATCGGGCGCAGCAAATCATTGACCTGAGTGGACAATTCGGAAACGATCATAGTTGACACATCCTTTCTATGCGTCAACTCTAACCGAAAAATACTTAAAATTTATCAATTACGTCGATATACGTCGTAAAGCGTCGAAACACGCCAAACAAAAACAGCCCCGAGGAACCGTCAGGCTCCCCGGGGCTGCTGCTATACTATGATTTTGTTGGCGTTAACATTTTTGTGATGCCGCGAAAACGTCACATATAGGTCTTCTGGCTGCGCACCTGAGCTTCGATCATCGGCTTCAGGTAGCTGTCGAGGTCGCCAAAGGTCTCCTTGATGAACTTGATGGTCTCCTGCGTCAGGGCTTTCTTCGCAGCGGTCAGTGCGCGGTTGTAGGCAATGCGCTGCGCAGCCTCGTCGAACTTGTCCTGTTCCTTCAGGGCATCAACGTAGGTCTGGTTGACGTACTGGACGGCGTTGAACACCGCGTTGGCGGCATTCTGGAGACAGGTCTGCGCAAACTTGTTGTTGATGTAACCGTTTGCAATGCTGACACCTTTGTTCAGGCCCCAGCCGAAAATGACGGTCATTGCGGGGATGCAGGCAGTGAGTGCGACTTTCAGAAATTCATTCATAAGAGCTTATCCTTTCTGCTCGGGTTCCGAGCGCTTCTTTAAAATGTCCACGGCCTTGGTGATCGCTTCCGGGATGGGCAGTCCCATCAAGCCCGCGTTTTCGATGATGGAAATGGTCTCGTTGCAGATAAAGCCGATCACAACGGCATCCCGCACAAAGGTGGAACCCATCACGGCATCCAGCCTGCAGGCCACCAGCACGATCAGCAGTGTTTCGCCTTTGCGGCACAGCCCCTTCCACCCGGCGCGGGATTCCAGTGTGCCGTCTTTGCTCTTCGGGCTGGCGTGGAAAACCCCGGCGACCACAAGCCCCGTGATGTAATCGACTGCCATGAACAGGATCAGCGTCGAAAGTGCCGCATCCCATCCGCCGAATTGACTTGCGATCAGACTGCCGATTACTCCAACCATGGTGCAAACTCCATTCTTCACTACATCACCCATCTGCTTTTTACCTCCCGCACATCGACGTGGACAAAACCGTCCGCGTGGTATCGTCCAATGCCTCCCTTGCCGGGAAGCAGTGTTTCGACGTAGGCCGCCAGTGTGTCCACTGACACGCCAGCGATCCAGATGTCAGCCGCCTTGCCATAAAGGTGCTGGCTGTACTTGGCCGCCTTCTTCTGCTTGGCGTTGTGGCTGGCAGTGCGGAAAGCACTGTTGATGTTCACAGCCTTGCCGAAGTGATCCCGGATTTTTTGCAGTAGAGCCACAAGCTCGTCATCAATAAAGATTGGGTCGCTGCCGTCTTTGCACTTGAACTCCCGGTCGTGGAAGTTCTTGCTCAGAGCCTTGCTCCCATCCTTCGCATAGGAATAGGCTTTAATCGCCATTGTTGTTTTCTCCTTTCTGGCTCAATGCCATTTGCAGCCGCTCGACCCACACTCAGCCACCAGCACTGCAAATTCGCCGCGCTCTGCGGTCGTGTCCGCACCACTGGTTTCCAGCCGGGTCATCAGCCTTTCGCACAAATCAGGCCAGCCCATCGGTTAGTCCCGCTCCTTCTGCTTTGCGGCCAGCAGGCCGGTCAGTTCCGTGTAGTGCCCATCGGTCAGCTTGCCAGCAGCGTAGAAGATATCGATCTTCTCAGCCAGACCGTCGATGGTGCCGCGCTGGATCATGCGCTTGCAGGTACGATACAGAACCATTTCAGATGATTTAGACATAATGTTTTTCCTCCCTATCAGGTGTTATCAGCGTTATCGGTGTCGTCCGTATCGGAGACACCCAGTTCCAACATGGTGATGCGATACTCCTGATCGACCACCATTTCGTCCGTGTCGCTCTGTGCAGCTTTCAGGGCCGTCACCGTTTCCGGCAGCTGTTCCAGCTCCTGCTGCTTCTTGGCTGCAGCTTCTTTTTCTGCCCGGGTGGGCAGGCTGCATTTTTTCCAGATAATCATGTGAATCCCTCCTTACTGGAATGCACCGGAAACAGAATCGATATAGCCGCCCTCGCCGCTTGCGCCGCGCTCCACGCTGATGCGGAAATTGAACGCCGCTCCGGCAGAAGCGGTTTGATTTTCAAAGACAATGTTCGTGCCCTTGCGGACTTCTGCCGTCACGTCCTGCCAGACCGGAGAATCATCCAGCGCGTTGTTGGTTGCTTCCGCCTTGAACGCGGCATCATTCGGGATGGATCCGGACACCTGCAAGATCGCCACAGTAATGTCACCATCCACGGCCAGCGGGGTGGTCAGGGTCACACTTGCACTGGTAACGCTCTTGGTGAACGTTGCGTTCAGGCTGGTGCTCTCCTTGCCATCGTTCGCGGTGATCTTAATGGTATGGGAGCCGTTCAGGATGCGCTGGAAATTTTCGGCGGTACTACCCTGCCCAAAGGTCAGGGCCGTGCCGCTGGCAACGCCGATGCGGGTGGCAGTGGTCTTTCCGTCCAACTTTTCGGTGACAGTCAGCGTGTCGCCGTCGGCATCGGTAACGGTATAGGTGAAGTCGAAGGGTGCGTTCTTCTCTCCCAGATTCGTGGAGCTGGCGTTGATGGCCGGGGCCACATTGTATCTGACCGTGCGTATAGCGGACGTGGTGTAGCCAGACTCCAGGCCCTCGGTGTCGTATGCCTTGACCCGATACATCACGGTGGACCAGCCGTTGGTGATGGTGTCGGTGTAGGTCAGCGCGTTGCCCTTGTACACCTGCGTGTAGGCGGAGCCACCATCGGTGCTGCGCTCCAGAATGTAGCCGCTCAGGTTGCCATCGCTGTCACTGGCCGCAGTCCACGAGATCACCAGCGTGCTGCCGCCCTTGACATCCTTCGGCACCGCGATGGAGGGCGGCGCAGACGGGGCGTTGTTGTTGACCACCGTTACCAGCGAACTGGTGCGCCAGCCAGACTCCAGGCCCTCGGTGTCGTATGCCTTGACGCGGTACATCACGGACGTGGTGCCGAAGGCGATGTTGTCCGTGGTGCTGGTGGCCGTACCCTGATAAATCTGACTCCACGACCAGCCGCCGTTGGTAGAACGCTCTACCTTGTAGCCGCTCAGGTTGCTCTCATCATCAGAGCTTTTTGCCCACGAGATCGAAATGTTCGTGCCGCCCATGATGGACGAAGGAACGGAAATGTTCCACGGAGTCGAGGGCGCGGTGTTAGTCGAGACCGTGCCATCGTCAGATACCAAGAGAGTAGAGGGCAATACAAAAGCGGGGCGGATGCCGTATGAGCTGGGGGAGAGGTAGTCGTCCAAGCCGCCATCGGAGCCGACGTACAG